CTGGTACACTGGGTACTATAATTAGAGTCGATCAATTACAGACTAACGTTAATATTCAAAAAGGTACATATATTGCTAATTATACTTTACCAAAAGGTACATATAAAGGTCAACAGTACTCTTCACAGGGTAGTTTAGGTGAAGTTGCATCTGCATTGGCCGGAGCTATTGATCAAAATAGCGAAACATTAGATGCATATAACATAGGATCAGATATCTGGGTCAAGAGTAAGGTACCAGGTTATAAACTACTGCAACATGCAGTTTTAGTTAATCTTCAAAATGTTATCGATTTTGTTAAAGTGGAAAATCAAGATATTGATAACTTATTAAAACTTAGATCTGGAGAAAATACAATTCTCTCTCAATGGAGAGCACACTATTTGACGGGTGGTAATTCTACTGGAAAATCTATTTTGGTAGATAATAACACATTGAGTGAAATTAGTGTAGGAGATTATTTAGAAACTAATTATAAAAACACATTCAATAAAGTCATAGATATTGTTGAAGATATTACTACACCTAATTCAGATAAATCTAAAATTATATTAGATAAAAAGTCTTCTTTGAAAAATGGAGAAGCTAGGGTATTCAATCAAAATATAGTACAAATAGGTTTATTTTCTGCGTATAACATATATGATATGAATTTTGATTTTTATGATAAATCAAATTCTGACTTAAAGGAATTGGTACATGAAACTTTAGAAAATATAGATTATGAACCATACACGAATGCTATAAACAATATAGACAGTATAACTGGTGAATTTAACACTAAATTGGCAGCAACTGATATATTTGATGATAACTTTTCACTTAACCCTGAAGATTATTTCTCTAATCTATCAAGTATTTTAAAAGAAGAGTCTAATGATGATGATATTGCTGATAAAATAGAAAGTGAATACGACAGATTAAAAGAGAATCAATTAAAAGAGTTTGCTATTAATTCTAGAGTAGTTCCTAATATAAACAAGTGGGTTTTAAAAGATTCTTTAACTGTTAGAGATCAACCATATTATTTGAATGCTAATGAGGCTTTTGGTAGAACTAATTTTTCTCCAGATATAACTTCAACTTCTAGAAATAAAAATGATATGACCCATGAGTGGTTCTATATGGATAAAATTCCAAAATATTTAAGATATGATCAATTAAATAGTACGTTCTCATATATTAATTATATCGAGGATTTTGAATTAACTCCAGATTTATTTAAAAGTGTTAAAAATGATTATTTTGATAAGTTTATGATTACCGAAGGTTTTGAAAAGAATCTAACAGTAGATGATCTAAGTTTAATGAGAAATGATATTGGCAATTATAGTTTTATACAAAATATAGAGGATGACTTTAACAACACATTCTTTAAAACAGAATTAAAGAAAAAATATACACTAATAGATGGTGGAGATACAAGTTCATTTGCTAGTACAATATTTAAAGGTCTTAAGGTTGTTTTAAAAAATAGAAAGGAATTTATTAATAAAACAGCATTAGATTTTGTAAAAAGTAGCGAATTTAATGGATACAAATTTAGTATTTTATTAAAGACTAAAACGGATGTTAATGCAAATGACATAGATTTTGAGGTTATTCAAAATAAAAAATTCAAATTTGTAATATTCTTTATCACTGTGGATATTAGTGATTATTGGATCAAGGGTAACATGAATAGAAAACTCTTGTATGAATTAAATCATAAGATATTGTACAATCACAGTGAAGGAGATTATGAATATGCTAATACAACATTCGATGGTGCACTTAATTGGAATCAAACTGATTTTACAGGTAATACACCATATTCAATAGAAGGTATAGATCACTTTGACGGAAGTCAACCTAATTTTGATAATCAAATATTATTAGGTGAGAATGGATTATACGGAGACGTATTAATGGATATTTATCCAAATACACCTGGAAATAGCATATATAAATTTTCGATTTCTTCTGTAGAAAATTCTAATCTTATTAAAATTCAGTCTTTGCCTGTTAATGTATCTGATCCTACCGATGTACTAGATGTTACATACATGCCTAACTATATACAAAGACAAATTAAATATTATTATGTCAATGGTGGTACTGGTATACATAAATCATTATTAGAAAAACTATCTATTAACAGTGTAGCAGACATGATAAACTTAAATGACGATAGTGTGTCATATACTACTGTTGAAGAAGATGGTACCGAAAATAAAAATAGATTTACTATTAATTTCGAAGATGGTACTGAGATAGTTAAATATGCATCCATTAGTATAGAAGAGGACAATGATAAGCCTAAGAGTTATAAATTATTTAAAGGTATCATTGGATATAATTTAGTTAATTCTGAAGAACCTGAATATTATCCATTTTTGATTAGACACAACGGAGATTATACTGTTGATTTTAAACCCGTTATTACATTCACAGACATATATACTCATTTTAAATCAAATAGATTACAATCTACAACTGATGTCAATGAGTCTAAATTAGAGTCAATTTTATATAGACATTCTTTAAATAGTGTTAAAGAACTAGAGACTGCGAAATCATATTATGAAAGATATAATAGATGCGGAACCACGTTTAATGTAGGTTTTATTAAAGATGGTAATATCCATGATAATAATTGGGGTATTATTAAAAATCACTTCTATCACAAAGTGAATGAAATTAATCCAGAGGGTGTTACTAAATTATCTGAGTCTAGTGATAAACTACCGTTATATCCATTAATTGATGAAATTGCAATTTCTAAAAAAGATGTAAATGTTTTTAAATCTTCATGGGATAAAGATTATTATACTAGATCTTTTTCTTCAGGAGAATCTCAAGATATTCCTGGAACTATAAACAACGCAGAAGAGAAATCATATCTTTCTTCTACCGCGATGAAAATAAATGATTCATATGATGTTATTTCATTTACATCTCAGCATGTAAATAGTCAAGAGGATTTAGATCTTATTTTAAAGAATGCTACAAATCAAAGTGAAGTAATAATATTTGAAGATGAAGATCAACTCGTAGCAGATTTTTATATAAGTGATTCTGTTGTTAGATTATTAAAAAACGATGGAGTTTTAAATAGAATTAAAAGTTATGTAAAAGCTATTGATTCTGCTGGCGATAAAACAACATTAGAAGATGATGCAGAGTTTTACATAAATAGAAATATTATTAAGAAATTTGTAGTTGATTCTATATCTTTGTATACTCGCAGATTTAAAGGTTCTAAATCGAGTATAACTGACATTACAAATGTTAATAATCCAGGTGAAAATGGATTTTCCCCCGACAATAACTTTACGTTTAAACCGCACAAACAAAAGCCTATGAATTTTAGGTTGATATATAATAAAAGATTAGGATATTCTTACGACATCAAACCTATGATAAAAATAAAGTCATAAAATGGCAATTAACATTCAAGAGATATTACATCCAAGCGATTCAGACTCTATAAAGTTTGAAAAGATTAACTATAATTTTGATCAAATTTTAGCAAATGGAGGAGGACCTGCTGGTCCCAAAGGTCAAAAAGGTGATCAAGGACAGGTTGGTTCAACAGGACAAAAAGGTGAAAAAGGAGATATCGGTAATACTGGTCAAAAGGGTGAATCTGGTGCTACTGATAGCCCATGGTATAAAGTCGAAGTAGATTCTAATAATGATGGTAGAAACGAAATTACCATTCTAAAACCCAAAATAGGCACTGATTTAAATATGCCTATTATTTGGTTAGGTGATCCTAGTTTTGAAGAGGGTTTAACTGATGGTGATATTGATACTAATTCTAGATTGACAATTGCAAAAGATATAACATTTGAAAATTATATTAAATTACAACACAACGTAAACAAAACAATAGTATTAACTAGTACTGAATCAGGTGCGTATTCTAAATTTAATTTTCAAAATTCATTCGGTAGCACTAATATAGAATTTGGTGCCACAACAGATAAAATTACATTCTTAGCCAATACTTCCTTTTTTAGTGCCACAGGTGCGGGTGTAAATCTAAAATCTATAGGAGACACTAATATAAAACTAGAAACTTCTGGTAATGGTATATTAGATGTTGATATAAACGCAGAGTTTAAAGGATATTTAAGATTGCCTGCGGGTTCTACTGGAGAAAGACCAGTAACACCGCAATATGGTATGATTAGATATAATACTGATTTAAATATTGTAGAAGCTTATTATAACGATAACACTTGGAAAGAATTATGTACTGATTGTGGTTCTCCGGTAGGTGATAGTATAGGTATTTCCGGAGGAGATATTAATGCTAACGCAGATGGATCACCCGCTACGGATACTATTTCTATATCTGGAGGAGATATTGATGCTAACACTGATGGATCTCCTACCGGTAATGCATCTATTTTTATAGATCCATTATATACTACAGGTGACAGTGATACTGTAGCAGATTTATATTACGTATACAATAAAGTTGAGACTTTATATTTAAATTATGTAATTACTCCAGCAAATACAGTATTAGACTATTCAGACATTTCTGTTAATGAACCCGGTTTAAATATCACTGTAGATTCTGCTAATAGTAGAGTTATTATAGAAACTGTGCTTAGAGCAATAGGTACACCATGGGTTGTTAGAATAAGTCATCCTCAAGATGTTAATAAGTATGTTATTTGGAATATACACCCGATTGCAGAAAATAATCCAACTGCAACACCAGCACCTACGGTAGCTACAACGCCAGTTGCAACGCCAGTGCCTACAGCAGCGGCAACACCGGTTCCAACGCCAGTGCCTACAGCAGCGGCAACACCGGTTCCAACGCCAGTGCCTACAGCAGCGGCAACACCGGTTCCAACGCCAGTGCCTACAGCAGCGGCAACACCGGTTCCAACGCCAATAGCGACATCATCTGCAACACCGGTTCCAACGCCAATAGCAACAGTAGCGGCAACGTCGGTTCCAACGCCAGTGTCTACATCATCTGCAACGCCGGTTCCAACACCAGTGTCTACAGCAGCGACAACATCGGTTCCAACGCCAGTACCTACAATAGCTGCGACACCGGTAACAAGTGGCGGAGGAAGCCCATCATCATAAAATAAAATAAGATAAATATAAAAACATAAATATAAAAATGGCAGCAAACGAATACATAAGAACAGTGAATATCACACCCCTAGGGACTTCATATTCATGGGATACACCACCTAATTGGATTACAATCGTAAGGGTGGGAACTACTGATGATTGGACAATTACAGTAGCGCCTAATTCGGGTGTTGCCAGAAACGCAACGCTTACTGTTAGACATGCTAACACAAGTACAATTGATACTATTGAAGTGACTCAGGCTGGTAATACAGTTATTACGCCAACTTCAACGCCTGCACCAACTGCGGCTCCAACTTCAACGCCAATACCTACAGTAGCGACAACGCCGGTTTCAACACCAATACCTACAGTAGCGACAACACCGGTTTCAACACCAATACCTACAGTAGCGACAACACCGGTTTCAACGCCAGTGCCTACTGCAGCTGCAACACCGGTTCCAACACCAATAGCGACAGCATCTGCAACGCCGGTTCCAACACCAATAGCGACAGCATCTGCAACTCCGGTTCCAACGCCAATAGCAACAGTATCGGAAACACCAGTTTCAACGCCAATAGCGACAGTATCGGAAACACCTTTTCCTACACTAAGTCCAACTGCAACATCATCTAGCAGTGGTGGCACAGGTGGCGGTGGATGTCACATCGCAGGTGAATTAATTACAATGGCCAATGGTGAAACTAAAGCTATTGAAAATATTAAAATTGGAGACGCATTATTGTCCTTTAATGTTAACGGTTATAGTTTCGATGAAAATGCTTATCTAAACTGGTCATCGCATGTAGATAATTTTGAAGGAGAATTTACTTCTGTGAGTGTAACTAACATTAAAATAGATTCATATGATTCATATTACGATTTTAATAACGGATCTTTGAAAATTACATACGAACACCCTATATTAATTAAAAACGCAGATAATATTGTTTCTTGGAAAACTGCAAGAGATTCTGATGTGGGAGAATATATGTTAAATGAAAATAATGAATGGGTTTTAATTACTTCTAAATACTTAATAAGTAAAAATGAACCATTTACAACATGGACACTGGATGTAGAAACAGAGGATGTGTATTTTGCTAATGGTATATTAGTACATAATGCAGCCGATGAAGTTATATCAAAGGACGATGATTCCGGAGATGGTTTTGGAGAACAACTTGGATAATAAATTATGATTAATTTTAAAAACATATTAACTAATAAGAACACCCTTACATTTGTATTGGGTGCTCTTTTTGTCTTATTATTTTTAAGACAATGTAATCAGACTGAAAATCTTAAACATGATTTAGAGGTAGTTCAACAAACAGCAGATAGAAATTTAAATAATTATTTAGCTTCAAAGGATTCCGTTAATCAATTAGTAGCAGAAAACGGTAATTTAATATCTAAGATAAGATCTTATGAATTTGATATAAATGATTTAAAGGATGATCAAAATGAGTTGGTTTTAAAATACAGAAAGGCTCTTAATTTAAATAAGGATTTAAACAAAGTTAATACTCTTTTATCAGCTGATATAGATATCAAAGATAGTTTATTGGCGGACGTAACATCATCTGAAGTGGATTCAACAACAACTAAATTAACGTTTTCTAAGTTTGATGATTTTGGTAATGGTAATTCTAGAAATTTAATGGGTAATATGTTGATAACAAGACATGATACTGGATTGAATTATGGAAATGCTTCTTTTGATATAGAACATACGATTAGTCTATTAGCAGCCATAGAAAGAATAAACGGCGCGGATCAATTAAAAATTTCTACATCATATCCAGGATTAACTTTTAGTAATATAGAAAATATAAACCTTATAAATACAAGATTAAATCAAAAACCTAAAATGAAAGGAGGATGGTCAGTAGGTATTGGTATCGGTTATGGAATCAATCTAAACAGCAATCAAGTAATAAGTACTGGTCCATCAATCGGATTAGGATTATATTATTCTCCTAAATGGTTAAGATTTTAAAATTAATATAAACAATGGCACAATCATCTAGATATTTTTACTTAGATTCTGATATTCTTTTAGAATTTATTTACCACGACCAATCAAATCCTTCTAAATATCAAATAGAAGTAGATGACAATGGTAGCGAGGTAAAATTCTTAGACACAATTAAGGGTAATCCATTTGCAAAAAGACACTTAATAAATGAATTAGGAAGCGCTGTTGTTAATTTTGATGTTACTGAAAATTCAGGTTACATATCTGTAGAAAACTTTGCTGCAAGAACTCTTTTATTACAGAGCGGTAAAACTTATAAGTTTAATTTAAGTGAATTAACTAATCCAGAATTATTTCAAATTAGTGGTGCTTTAGGAATTTATTCTTATTCAAATGTTACTAAGATTGGTCAGTTTACACCTAATCAAACTGGCACAATCGAATACATGTGCGGAGATTTAATAGGAGGTAAAATTATAATAGACACTAGAGCAAATCCATTATTTGCAAATCCAGATGAAAATACTGGTAATGATATTAATCAAACTATAGGTAGATATCATGCAGTACAATCAGATGCAAGTGGTACTAGATATGCTTTATTAGGATATGATTCTACGGGTGATTATGAAATGTTCAATTATATTAATAATAATGTAAGTTGGACTGGTGGTAACGAAACAGATCTTTTAAATTACCAAACTGAAGCTACTGCTAATATTAATTATATTAAATACGATAGTATTAGATTACACTTTAGGAGTGGTTATAATTTTTCTGCCAGAGGTTATGAAGGATTTTTATTTGAAATAGCGGCGAAGAGATCTTCTAATGTAAGAAATAATTTAACTCAACTTGTTTATTTAAATACTAGTAATTATGAATATGCTAATCCTAAGCCATTTATTTTAGGAGAAACACTGTATAGCAAATTTATAGATCTTAAAATACCCACATTAGTTCAACAAAATGAAGAATTCAATGATAGGTTTTATGGAGATGGTACAATAGGTTCAAGTGATTTAGATCCTTCTTCTAATTATGAACTAACGTTTAAATTAATTGATCAATTAGAAACCTTTAATGGATATGATTATTTCATTACTGGTGAAGAAAATAGATTTACGATATCAAGAGAAGATGAATTTCAAGATTTTACAGTAGTCGTAGAAGACGCTGATGATGGAGATTATTTTAGAATATACGGTGAAAAGGATAATTCTATAGGTGCGTTTGAAGCATATGTATTAAATCAAATAAACACAACTTCAGACGATATTATAGTAATGTATGACATAGATGTTTTTGAAACTATAGGTACATCTGAAATTAAAACATTCCAAACTTCATATACACAATATGAGGACTTTAACACACCCATTGTGTTTAGACCTGTTATTATGAATAGTAGTACAGCTTCTAGTTTTTCTATTGATGTTATAATGAGAATATGGAATCAAACTGATAATACACAAATTGTAAAAATGGCTAGTTTAACAGTTAAACAAGCTGCTAAATATGGTAAGAGATTAAATAAACTAAAAATTAATTCTCCTAATCAATTAACCGAAGTATACAATGTATTACCTCAACTAGCATCTAACAAAATAATAAATGGCATTTTTACTGACAACATGCCTAAAAGTACTAAGTATGTCCCTACATTTTTAGAGAGACATAATGTAATTGCTTCCAAGTCAAAAATTGTATTTGAATCTAATACTGACGATATTACAAGACAAGATATTAGTGAAGTAGATACTTCTGATTTTAAATCTGAAGGTGATTTGCTCATTAAAATTCCGCCGTTCACATCATATTATAAATTTGTAATAGCTAAAAGAAAAGGAGATGATGTAGAATTCATATCATTTACTAATATAGAAAATGTAATCATGACATTTGGAGATGGTAAACAAAAATTAAAATTTAATAATATATTCAATAAGGATATTAATATGGGTGAAGGTGAAGTACTCTTTAAAATAAGTGAAGCAAATGCTAACACAATAAGGGGTATGAAAAACAATACATTCTATATTAGTGTTAATAATGGTATAGATGAAAATATGATTTTATCAGGTAAATTTGAAATCTAATTATGGTATTAAATAGCAGAAATAATTCATTCGATTTTAGGTTTCCTAGGGGATTTGTACCTAAAGATGTTGCAGATAAGTATAAAAAATATTTAAATAAAATACCAGGAAGTTTACTATCAGAACCTGTAGATTTTATTAATTACAGTATACAGGGTGTTAATATACCAGGTGTATCGTTTGATCCATTATCACAAGAAGATAACGATGGTACTAAGAGATATCACAGGGGTGCATTGCCAATTCAAAATGTAATTAATAGAGAATTTACGGTCAGTATGCAATTGTTGGATGGTTTTATTAATTATTGGATTATGATGGATACTCTTTTGTGGTATTATGCTAGATCAACTAAGCAGGCATATATTATAGATCCATTGTGTTTAAGAATATTAGATGCTGAAGGTGCATCTGTAGCATATATGGAATTTACAGATTGTATCATGAATTCTATTAACGAGTTAAATTTAAACTTTGCGGAAAATGTTGCATCCTTTAATACATTTGAGGTTACATTCTATTATAATAAATTAAATCTTAGATTAGAGATAGAATAAAATAAATTGATATATAATATATGAAAACATTTAATAAATACTTAATCGAGAACACTATCACTGAGAATGATATGAAACTTGTTAACGAAGGTCTTCAAGAAGAGTGGACTCCTGAATTAGAAGCTAAAATAGATGAGGCTTTAGAATTATTCGAAAAGGAATACATGAAAGAGGATGGTACATACGACTTAGAGAGACTTAACGAAGAAATAACAAATGAAGGTTTCTTTGGTTCTATTATAGGTGGTTTAACAGGGTTTGCATTAGGTAAATCAGTTGGTAAAATGGTAGCAAAAGTTTTAGGTATTCAAAAGGGTATCTTTTATGATCTATTAACTTCAAGACTTGTAGGTGCCGCTCTAGGTGCTAGTCTTGGTAAAAAACTATAAATGAATTACCTCGCAGTAGATTTTTCTCTAAATTCACCAGGTATATGTTTATATAATGATAAAGGTAAGAAATATCATTTTATTAGTTATATAAAACCTAAAACTGGAACAAAGGCTGAACAAAAACTACAAGAAGAAATATCCTTATTAGAGGATGTTACTTTGGTTGATCAACCTGATTTTACTAACAATGAAGCTTTCTCAAGTGCTGAACTCTTAAAGGTTAAGCGCTATGATAAAATGGCAGCCGACATTATAAATCTTGTCTTACAAAACTCATACGATGGTGATGGGTTTATTGTTTCATTTGAAGGAACTTCTTATGGTTCTAAGATGGGAACTAATAATATGATAGACATGGCAGCAGGCGCTGCTATTCTAAAACTCAAACTCTTAAAGACCTTAAATCCTGATGACATCTTGACTGTGGCTCCAACTACTATTAAGAAATTTGCTGGTAAAGGTAACATGAATAAGCTTCAGTTGTTTGAGTCCTTTCAAAAAAATGTGAACGAAGACCCAATCTTAGCTAAAAGTCCTTTGTGGAAAATAGTTAAAGACCTTGAAATTGGGAAAAAGATCCCGAAGCCCCTTGACGATCTTGTTGACGCTTATTTTCTCGTTGCATACGTTGCAAGCCTCCAAGCCTAATCTATCTTCTGGCTTAACTAACATTTGTTATATGCAAGTTGTATAAAACTGTTTCATTTTAAATTAAAAAAAAATAATTTAATCTCTGGTGAAACAAATTCAAATGTGGATATATAATAAGTATATTAACAAAAGCTAAGATATTAGTCAATTTTATGTTGTGTACTACTGAAATCATGAACCTGAACAAAGCTCTCATTATAATGGTGCGAGAGCAAAAGATCACGACACAAGAGCGTGAAGACTTACTTCGTAAAGCTGGTTTACAAAAACTAGAGAGCAACAGGTGGCAAGATTCAGAAGGTGCTATACTTACAATGCAAAATATTTGAAACCTTTTGTAATATACATTTATAAGAACTGAAAGTAATTTCAAGGTAAACAAATTTAACAAATTAAACAATTTAAAGGTATGAGTGATTCATTTGACATTTTTAACTTGGGTGTAGAAGACGTAGAAACGCATCAGGCACCCACAAGTACAGCTTCAAACGAAGTGTACAAACCAACCGCAGACGACGGTAAAGACGGAACTTACAAAGCATTAATTCGTTTTGTACCAAATCCAGAAAACCCTCGTAATTCCCTAATCCAAAAATATGTACACTGGTTGACAAACTCAAGTGGTGATGGTAAACTAGTTGATAGTCCATCTACTATTGGTGAGAAGTGTCCAATTGCAGACGTATTTTGGAAACTACGTAAATCAGATTCAGCTGTAGATCGTAAATCTTCAGAGAAGCTGAAAAGACGTCAACAATACTATTCTTTAATTAAGATCATTAAAGATCCACAGAACCCAGAATTAGAAGGTACTTACAAAGTATTCAAATTCGGTTACAAAATTAAAGAAAAAATTGACGCTGAGTTGAAACCAGACTTTGGTGAACCAACACAAGTATTTGACCTTTTTGAAGGTAAGAACTTTGAGTTGATCATTACACGTCAAGGTGAATACAATAACTACGACAAGTCTAAATTCTCTGCTAGTCAATCTGCAATTATTATGGGCGATGCTCCAGCAGAAAGAACAAAAGAGACTATGACGTCTATCAAAGAAGAATTAGAGAATGCGCCTTCATTGAAAGGGTATGATTATCAAGCATGGGACGAGGACACTCGATCATTCGTAAACGATGTATTGAGAATGTACTTAAATCCAGGTGATTCTATCGCAGAAGTTACTACAACGACTACTAAGAAAACTGCAAAAGCTACAAATACATCTGCACAAACAGCTGTAGCTGAAGCTCCAGTAACAACAGAGTCAACTTCAAGCGTATCATCAGAAGATGATCTAGATTCTTTCTTGAATGACCTCGACATCTAATATACAACTTACTGAAGAGTTAAAGGATAAAATAAGATATGCACTTAAACAAGTAGTATCTCAAGTACATCCTGAACCTAATAAGAAGCTACTAAAGGACATGCATGGGCGAATAACCTGTGCATGTCCCTATTGTGGTGATTCCCACTCGGACGATACTAAAAAACGAGGTAATATCTTCTGGGACACTCTACAATATCACTGTTATAATTGTAGTTATCACACTAACTTATATTCCTTTTTAAAAGATCATGAAGTTAAATTAGCCACAAGTGATGATTCATTTATGGTTATAGATTACATTAAACAAAATAAGATACAGGTTAATTCAGAATCTGTACTAAAGCATGATGCATTAAGAAAGGTTCAAGAATTATCAATTGATATAGATACATTTAAAGCTAAATTTAAGGCAAAGGTAATAGAACCAGGCGATTGGATTTGGTTTCAATTAAAAGATAGACTACTACACAATAGAGTAGATGATTTCTTGTATTCTGAAAAAGAACATAGACTTTGGATTCTTAATTTTGGTGCAGATAATAAAATTATAGGTGCACAGACACGTAGAATGAAGGGATACGGACAAAGATATCTAACATATGATTTACCAAAATTGTATGAAGAGATGGGACAACCTTTAGAATTATCCAACGAAGAACTAACGTCTCTTACTAAAGTATCAACATTATTTGGAATTATGCAATTAAATTTTCAAAGGCCTATTACTATATTTGAAGGCCCGTTAGATGCTAAATTCATGGCAAATTCCCTCGCCCTTGCAACTGCTGGTAGATCAACTGATGACTTTGATGAAATTCCAACAGTTAGATATATGTTTGATAATGATGTAACTGGTAAAAAGAAAATGGCCGAGAAGCTTAAAAAGGGTAGACCTGTTTTTATGTGGTCTAAATTTCTTAAAGAAAATGGGTTAGATAAATATAATATCAAAGATCTTAATGATTTGATGTTGAAATGTTTTGAGCTTAAAATCGATGCTCATAAAAAGATCGATCAATATTTCACCTCTAGTCAATTAGATCTATGGTACGTATAGAAGATATTAGTATAATGGTTGAAGACAACTTCGAAGAATTTCAAAAAGACAGTGATAGGTTTAAAGGTATGAAACTTTTATTAGATTTCAAACCATTGGATCTAAGTATCGAGTCACCTGACATTGAAATGCCAAAACCTAAATTTAAGAAAAGACAAATAACGTCTAAGTTCATCAAGCCTAATCCCAATAAGAAATCATTATTTTAATATGAGTAAAGAAAATATTTTAGCATTGGACCGCAAATTAAGTGGCCAAAGAACAGAGTGGACTAACAACATTAAAGGATTAGCACAAAGTTTAAGAAATTTAAACACCATGGAGGAAACTATTGCTGAAGTATTATCTTCTAGACAATCTCTCGTTGAGCAGATGTCTTATTTAAATATGAAAGTAAAAGAACAGAAAAATAAAGTAGCAGTTAGATATAGAGAAGCTTATATTAGATATTATGAATATGATTATAAGTTAGGAGAAAAACAAAAAGAGAAGTTTATTGAAACTGATCTAGCTGATGAAAACATGATATTATCTCATTTAGAAAATCAAGTGGAATTCTTTAGAGATTCGGTAAAAACCCTAGATAACATGGGCTTTGCCATTCGTAATAGACTTGCATTAAAAGATCTATAACGACAAATAAAAATGCTCTAACAATGTGGAGCTTACGTTAACTGAAAACAAACAGTTGTTACGCATTGATGCAGCAACTGAATTAGAATTGGAACAACTCAATATTTCTTTAAATAGAAGAATTGAGTCTTGGCGTTTTAACCCCTTGGTTAAAAAGGGTTTATGGGACGGTTATGTTTCGTATATTAAGGATGATAAATGGATTCCTTCGGGTTTATGGCGAGAAGTCATGGGCATATGTAAAGAATATAAATTTGAATTTAAGTTAAATGGTATTACAGATATATTTGATACCAATATAAATCAAGAAAAGTTTACTCAATGGGCGTTAGATTTTTTCGAAAAATCAGAAATAACACCAAGAGATTATCAAATAGAAGCAGCTTTTAATATTTTAAAATTTAAAAGATGTCTAAGTGAATTAGCAACTTCAGCTGGTAAAACATTAATTTCGTTTTTAACAGTTGCTTATTTATTAGAACATGAAAAGGCTAAAAAAATCTTATTTATAGTTCCTAATGTTTCTTTAGTAGTACAAGCAAGTGAAGATTTTTTAGATTATAACTATAGAAATGCAGTAGACATAAAAGTACAACAGATATATTCTGGTCAAAAAATAAGACCGGGAAGAAATGTAGTCATAGGAACTTATCAGTCTCTAGTTAAAAAAGATAAATCTTATTTTAGTGAATTTGATGCTATAATTGTGGATGAAACACATAAGGCAAAATCAGCGTCTATTAAAACTATCCTTCAAAAATGTGTTAATGCAGATTACAAATATGGATTATCGGGTACTATACCAAAAGAAGGTACTTTAGATAGATTAACATTAATGGCATACACCGGACCTCTTATTACTGAAATAAGTGCAAATTACTTGCAAAATGAAGGACACATTGCTGGTTGTAAAGTAAAAATAATTAAAATGGATTATGCTCCTCAATCTACAAAGGACGCATTTAGAGAAATGTCACAAAATAGATATGAAAGTAAAGATGTTTTTAAATTTGAACAAAACTATGTCATTAATTCACCAGGCAGGCTTAACTTTATTACAAGTATTATTTCCAGAGTACGCGGTAATAGTTTGGTCCTTTTCCACAGGATTGAACATGGTAAAAAAATATATGAAAAACTTCGCAGAGACAGTGATAAAACTGTTTATTATGTTGACGGTGGAATTGATAAAGATATACGAGAAGAACATAAAAAGAAAATGGAAGCAGGCGAAGAAGTTGTTATTGTTGCATCTTACGGTACCTTCTCAACGGGAATCTCAATCAAAAAAATACACAATATCTTTTTTACAGAATCGTTTAAATCAGAAGTAATAATTAGACAATCAATAGGTCGAGGATTACGCCAACATAAATCCAAAGATAGTGTAAATATTATTGATTTTGTAGATGATTTAAGTTCATCTGATTGGGATAACTATTTAATAAGACATGCTAAAGAACGCCAAAGAATCTACAGAGAACAGAAGTTCAAATACGATATTAAAAATGTAGATTTTGAAGGAGATATATAATAAAATAATAACATTCAAAAAACAAAAACAATATTATGCAAAAATTAAAATCTTTTCAACAATTTGCTACGGAAGTTCAAATTTCTAATACTAGAAAAATTGAAGAAGAAGCAATCGCAAAAAGAAGCAATGAAGCAGAAACGTTTAAAAACTTACTCTCTGAATTTAATGTCACTTCTGTTAAAGAATTAACTGAAGATCAAAGATCAGAATTTTTTACCAAATTAAGAGGTGCTGAAATTAATGAAGCAGTTACACTTATTGAAGAAGGTACAAGAGGTCAATTTGGTAAAATCGACAAGAAAGGTAATATTACATCGATATACACTCATTATGATTCGTATCCAGAAAACATGTTACCTATCATTAAAAAATCTTTTAAAAATTCAAAATCAGTAGATGCTGTTATTGCAAAGGGAGATTGTTCTGGTTTAGAAACCAGTATTGATAAGATAAATTTTTATGGAGATAAAAATGCAATGACACCGTCAAAGGGTTCGATCTCGGATGTTTCTAAATATTTAAGAGATGTAGCTAATAACGGTGGAGCAGAATTTGTTTATCTTTGGGACGAATCTAATAAAGAATGGTTAATGGCAGACATTTATGGTAATGGTTACGATGAATTAGTACCAGCATTTGAATCTGTTTCAGTTTCTGTAAATGAAGCTATTGCAGTACAATTTAAAAGAGACGCTAAGAAAGTTGTTACAGTTTACAATAATCTATTTGCAAAAAAATTAACTGACTTTGGTGCAATGTCTAAAGAATCAGTGTTAGGTTGTATTAAGTACTTATTTGAAATGGCAATGGAAGACGCAAACTTCTCAAGAGAAGGTTTTGCAATTTCTAAAAACATTAAAGGCTCAATTTCTTCATATGAAGTAAAAATGCCAGGATTAGGCGGATACTATATTAAAATAGGAGCAACTACAACAAAGAGAATTTTAGATCAATACTATTCAGATATCGCTAATGCAGCAGGATGGTCGGGTATTGGTATCGTTGAAGGTACTGCACTTTATTTACAACAAATCAAACAAGAAGCTGCAGGGCAATCTTTATTAAACGCATTTAACATGTTCAATGAATCTACTGTCGTAGAAGCTGGTGAACTACTTTGTGAAGCTACTGTTGTCATGGATGCAATAAACCCTGAAGATAAGGACTTTTTAAAATTCTTAAAAAAGAATAAAGTTGAAATCACAGATACTGTAAAATCAGGCCCAACTGGACACCCTGAAATTACAATGCAAGGAAAAAGAAAAGATCTTGAAAAGGTTCTTGCTGATGGCGAATACGGATGGGACGATCCAGATTTAGCTGAATATATCGAAGAGTCTAAAGTAAACGAAGCTGAAGTTAATTCTGATGAAGAATTTAATGAATATGCAATAACAGTTTTACAAAAAGCATTTGGTGAAGATTATGATGAGGCTAAAGCAAAAAAAGTAATTGATGGAATTTTAGCTAAAGCTGATGGAGATTATGGCGTAGCAGTAGGTATGTTGACCAGCTCATTAGGAGCATAATAAAAACAAGATACATATCTTATGAAGATCTACAATAATTTTGAACAGTTTGTAACTGAGAGATTACATTCAAATATAAAAGAAGCTTTAATTTTAGAAGGTGGAGCTGCCGGTCACATGGC